TTATAACACACTTTTTATTATTTTCCTTCTATTTTTACATTCTACACTATTACCACACATTATATATACTACCAGATGCGGGGAAATCGCCCCGCGCGCGATAAAAAAAATTGATGTAAATATAAATAATATATACATATAGTAAATACAATATGGAAACTAATAACCATATTGTTGATTCTTCACATACTTATAATATTACCACTGATAAAAATATACCAGAATATCGTAGTGATTATATATTAAATGAAAACGAACATGAGTCAAAAGAATATTTAGATTATATGAATGATATGATGGATTCTATTGTTATTCAACTTAAAAATCTTAAATTATAAAAAAATTGTATATATAAAAAAATTGATTTAAATATTTTTATTATTATATATTATTGAACCATTTAAGAAAAGGGTAATTGGCAACTATCCTTTAATGGTTCGACTAATCATATTTGATAGAACATGATGCTCTCTCATATGTGGTTAGTTTTTACGGGTGTGACGTGAAGACACTATGTAACGCAGGATAAACGGTCGGTGGTTGGCCACCCCGAAACCCTAGCCCGGTTACTGCTCAATATAAGATTTCGTTTGCTCTTTTAGAAGCGATCTATTATATTGAGATACATTTATCTTCCTAATGAAGAGGAGGATAGATGTAACCAGTTTATCTCGGTGAGCTCAATTTCATAGTGGATGCACCAGATCGTCACTAAGAGTACATCTATCAAGATGTATGGATTCCCGGTCTAGCTACTAATACATTTTATTCTAGTGATAATAATGTATTAGTTAAAATAACCATTACTTTCAATAAATATCGCTTTCAATAATTTATTGCTTTCAATTTAGATATTGCTTTTATTGACAAGGTTGACGGACCACATAAAAAAATAACTGATATGTGTTGACGAACACTAAATTACATTCATATAATGTCATAAGACAAATATTGCGTTGCATTTATAAGTACTCTCTTAAATGGGATAATCATTAAATGAAGCTGCGAGATGCGGCGTTACTCCCTTTAATGGGATAATAATTTTTAATTTTTATTTTTTTATTTTTATGAAAAAATTTTTTTTATATTTGCATAATATATTTTAAACAAAATATATTATGCTAATACACCATCATTAATAGTCAATTTCATAAACTTTTTTAATACTGTATTCACATCAAATATAAAATTCATATGTTGATTTGATATTGCTTTTTCATAATAAAATAATGAACAGTTCAATAATATCATATAATCTTTTAGTTTATTTAATGTTTCGTATAAATAAATTTCTGGATTTTTCCGTACATTTGTTAATCCCTTAGTTTTAATTAACATATCTTTTTTTAATAATTCTTTATATTTATAATATAATTTATAATTATTCAATATATATTCACGTTTACTAAAAATAAACTCTGAATAATCTATTAAAGAATTCATATCTAATTGAAAAACAAATCCATTATAATGCCGTGTATTCATATCCATATAACAAATAAAATTTGACATATTTTTTACTACTATTTTTGTCAATACTTTCAAATAGTTTATTATATATTGTTCTTCCTTTATATAATAATTTATTATATTTTGTACATCATCTGGTACGTTTTTATATATTTTATTTAAATATTTTCTACATTTATATCCACGATAAATACGCTGTATATATGTTGCATATATTTTTCCATATATGTTTAAATGATATCCACAACATTTTTTTTGAAAAATAAAATTATCCTTTTTTGATTTATGTTTACAAATCTTGTTATTTTTATTTATAAAAGTGCATCTATTGATTTTATTCATTTTAATACTTAAATGTACTATATATATTTTTAGTTATATAATAAATCAATTTTATTTAATCTACATAGATAAAAAATTGATTAATATTTATAATAATAATTTAATAATAAATAAAGAAATAATTTAATATGAATTATTTCTTTGATATTTTGCCATATGATATCCAAGATTATATTTATAAACTTAGACTTAACAATCAAGTAACCAAAATTTATTATACAAATGTAGCTCGAAAATCAGCAATTGCAATTCTTACTTTAAACCTAAAATGGAAAACACTTCCTGACTGGCATTATGAATATTTTAATAATGTATTAATTAATGGTTTATCGCGAGACCAGTATTATGATACCAAAGAAATAAAAACTTATCAATTATTAAAAAGAGTTTATAAGCATATTTCTATAAATGATGATATTACATGGTGGAAACACCAAGTGATTAATCCAATTGAACTTTCATTGATTTATTATAAATGGTTTCCAGCTGCAAATGATAAACTCTTAAAAAATAATGATATATACTACAAATGTTATGATTTATATTTTGACTTACTTGAAAAATTAAATATCCCTCAAAGTGCTGATTTTAGACATTATAAAACTATATTCTATTCTAATGAATAATTAATTCATATATTTCTAGATATTTTTTTTCATAAATTTAGAAAATTTATCTAAAATTCAAAATAAAATATTGAAAAAAAATTTTATAATATTAATATATAATATCTCTTTAAATATGAGTAATATAGATACAGAAATGGATGAAATAATGAAAGAATTTTTATCAAAAATAGAGAACGAAACCAATATCTATAGGAAAGCGGATATGGCGTTGGAGCACATGGAGGGCTGCTTCAAGGCAGTCAAAATGTTCGCGGATACAGCACAGGAACTGCTCAACAACACGGATCAGGAGGGCAAAGATTACGGCAATGAGATACAGAAAACGGTGAATGACGGGCAAAATAAGGTGATAAGCGCGCGATCTTACATTTCAAGATTTGCCCCTGTCGAACGTACAAGTTCATACTCTGATATGGACGCGCTCCTTATACCTGGGCTGAGTGGAGGTAGCAAAAAAAGAAAACCAACGAAAAAAAGACATACAAAAAGAAGAAAGTCTACAAAAAAAACTAGAAAAAAAAGACGTACAAAAAGAAGAAGATAAATAAATCTTTAATTTTATTTAGATTATTAGATAAATAAAATTAAAATAATAAATAATTTCGAAATATTTGAGAGAAACCTAACTCTGTATAATATTCTCTCAAAATAAAAAAATAAATCTATATTTTCAATATATTATCTAATGTCTAAAATAAAATCTTAGTGCTTACGCTGCGAAATTTTATAATTTTTTACTGTTTATATATAAATAATATGTGGTGGAATTCTATAAAAAAATCTAATTTATCAACTAACAGATCTAATCATGATTCTTTAGAACAACCTATTGCATTTGATATATGCTCCGTGGCCCATATGTTTTTTGGGTTTTTTGTTTTATAATTTTACATATATATTTTAAACTAACTATATTTAAAAGTTTTATTTTATCTAATCTTTTACATCTATTATACGAATTAATTGACTTTTATTTTTCATATATTAAAGTCTATAAGGGTAAAAGACCTGATCCAAAAACAAATAATATATTTAATATTGGATATCATTCAAATAATAGTTATATAAATTCTATATTTGACCAATTATCTTGTTGTTTTGGGTTTTTAATAGCTTTTATTATACTCAAATAAAATTAATTACTATTTTAAACTTTACACCTTTGGAAATTTAAAATGCCGATTTTATGTTAGATGCAAAATTATATATAAAAAATTGAAATGATAATAAATATTATTTATAGTATATCAAAAATGCGACGTTTAGTTCGAGAAGATTCAGGAGATTTAAAATTATCAATTCGAGCAAAATACGCATTTGAATTAGAAAGAAAAAAAGAAACAATGAAAGAAATAGAGCTATATATGTTATTTTCAAAAATAAATAAAAGTTATAATAAATTGAATACTATAGAAAGTAAAATAAATGAAGAAAGTGATAAATTAAAAATTAAAATAAAAAAAGAATTAGGAGATAACATAGGAACATATAATTTAGATGGATCATTGGAAGAAACTATATCTGATATTTTAGATAATTCAATAGATGAATTAAATAAAAATTATTTAAGTTTAATTGAAGAAAGAAATAAAGAATTAGAAAGTATTATTAAAAAAAAAGATGAATGGATTGAAAAATATGGTATTATGAATATATAATATATTATATATATTATATATATTATATATTAATGTCTTCATCAGAATATTCTAATGTAATAAAAGTTTTTTTATATTTAGCGAACATTTTTGAGTTTGATAAAGATCACCCAAGAAGTACATTTCATAGAATCTTTCATCCTGAAAATTTATTTACATGTTTAGAAAATATAAAACTAAGGGTTAATTTTTTAAATGAAGATGGTTATTTTATATCCAGTATGAATAATTTGTATTTAAAAATGGATAATGAAAAGCAACAAATTTCTAAATGCAATAATCAAAAAATAGAAGATTTTAAGATTAATATAAATAACTTAAATAAAACTTTACAAGCATATTATAATTCGGTAGCTGATATAGTGCTCACTAATTCACCATATATAAAAAAAGATAATAAAATAAACCGTATGGAATTGGGTGGACTTGTATATAAACAGATTCTTAAAAATTCAATAGATGTAATGATAGAAAAAAATAAGAAGTATATGAAGGAAGACCCGGACGCCGATTCATCGAGCGAGGAGGAGGACGCCGATTCATCGAGCAAGGAGGAACAAGACGAAGATGTATCTGGCCAAGCGTCGTCGAGGGAGTGGACGCCGGAGGAGATGGCGACTAAACGCCAGGTCGAAGGGCACATGCAGACGTTAACGGATATAACAAAACTGCGTGAGGAAACGAGTAAAGCCAAGCATAAGACAGCGAAGCAGGCGGCGGCGGAGGCGGCGAAGAAGGCGGCGGAGAGGGCGGCGGCGGTGGAGATGTTGAAGAACCTGGAAGAAGCCGAGCGCGAAGAACAGTTGAAGAGGCTCGCCCCCAAAATGGGCCTCACGGTCCAGGAGCTAAAAAATCTATTGACCGAACAGAAGGCGGCGGAGACAGCACAGAGCAAGTCATCGCTACCGGTTCGCGTGGTGAATGAGAACTCAAGGGCGGCAGCGGCGGCGGCGGTGGAGGCGGCGGAGGCGGCGGTAAATGCGCAGGCGGAGGCGGCGGTAAATGCGGAGGCGGAGGCGAAGAGGGAGAGGGCGGTCAAGGACAGCGCTGATATTAGCCCGACAAGACGTCGGGAGGAGAGCAGCGGCAAGGAGAGCGAGGCCCAGGCGGCGACGACGAGGGGGAGGGGGACGACGGCGACGGTGGCTGAGGGCTCGGCGGCGGCAAGGGCGAAAAGACGGATGAATCGTTCAATAAAACGGATAGAGGTTAACCTCGGTAGCGAAGGAGGTAGAAAAAAAAAAAGACCTACAAAAAAAAAACCAACAAAAAAAAGACCAACAAAAAGAAGAAAGTCAACAATAAAAAGAACAAATACAAAAAAAAGAAGTACAAAAAGAAGAAGATAAATAAATCTTTAATTTTATTTAGATTATTAGATAAATAAAATTAAAAAAATAAATAATTTCAAAATAATTGAGAGAAATCTAACTTCGTTCAATATTCTCTCAAAATATAAAAATTTAATCTATATTTTCAATATATTATCTAATGTTTAAAATAAAATCTTAGTGCTTCCGCTGCGAAATTTTATAATTTTTATTGCTTATTATAAATAATATGTGGTGGAATTTTAATCAATAAAGCAAATAAAATTGATTACTATTTTAAAATATACTAATATACTAATACTAATTATGATTAATTACTTTTTCAATATTTTACCATTAGATATTCAAAAATATATTTATGAAATCAGACTTTCTATATTATTAGAAAAAATTTATTATAATAAAATTCAAGATAAAAAAAAATTAATTAAATATGTAAAAAATATAAATTTACATACATTAAACACTAATATTTTTAATGAAAATAATCAATATACAAACATAACATATCATAATCCATATAGCAAAACACTTGATTTTTTAGCAAATAAAGCATGTAAAATATTGTCTAAAAATGATGACGTTAATTGGTGGCTTAATAATTTTATACGACCAATCGAACGTGGACTAATTATATATAACAATATGTTCAATTTTATCGAATATGATATTATGGGTATAAATCATGAAATATGTTATTATAAAATTAAAAGATCATACTTTATATTAATTGATAAATTCAGAGTTTCAGAAAATCCATTAATTTTAGGTATACATTAATTTATGATTTTTTTTTGTTAGTTAAAAAAAAAATTGAATATGTTAATAAATAATATACACATATTATTACTATCAAAACACAATCATAATGGAGGAAACCAATAACACTTTTGCGGATAAGATCAAGAGCAACTCTGGTATTAAGAGGGAGAAGATCGAAGAAGAAATTGCTCATCGTGTTCAAGTTCGTCAAGAAGAACGTGAAAAACACGAAATTTCTGTACGAAATGAATTGTTCCATAAGCTTACCAATAAATACCATCCTACAATCACCCATTGTATTGTTAACGCGTCTAATAAGGGTAACAGAGAAAAATTTATTAATTTTGATAGAAATGATTTCAAAGCTAACTGTCATGGATTGGGTTATCCACAACAAGTAATGGAAAACTGGCTAAAAGAAATGTGCTCTCCCGACTCCATCTACTTACCCGTTTGTACAAATTACATTAGTACAAATTACAATAATTGGTGGAAGGAAGGTGATAAAATGCATTTTGAAGGCATTCAATTTGAGGTATGGAATAACAAGGCATTTACTACTAAGTTTTCTTGGTAGTTTTCCTTAGGTTTTGTTTGGTTTACTTGACTTCATTTTCATAAAAAACTTTTTTTTATAAATTATTTAATTAGATAATAATGATAAATTATATCAGTATTATCTTTACATTTTTATATTTTTTATATTTTTTATATTTTTTCTATTATCCTTTTTTATTCTTTAATCCTTTTTTTCGGATGAACCAAAGCGTTCCCTGTTTCTTTGGGGTCCCCGTCTTGTAAATGTTGTATCACGAACACGCGATAAATCTTTATTTTTAAAACGAGTTTCACACATTAGATCTCCTGACATAATACCTGTAATATTTGAAGCCTGGTATTCATGCTCCTTATTTTCCATAGTTTGAAGAGTAAATTCTACATATTCTCCCTGAACTAGATATTTATATAAATCTCCTGTAGATTTAATAGAACTATGATGTGCAAAAATATCACGCCCTTTTAATGATTCTTCTTTAGCATCAATAATAGTAACAAATCCATACCCAGATTTATTATTAAACCATTTTACACATCCTACTGTTTTCATAGATTGTTGTTCCTTGGAATCAACTGACATTTTATAAATATATATTTTATTTTAGCTTTAAATTATTTTTTTAATATATATATAATAAATATGTTATTTAGTAAATGCAGCTGTATTAAATTTAATAGTAAAACATGTAATAATATTACATATATTAAAATTAAACATAAGAACTATTGTTTTAACCACGCCTCATTATTATATAATAAACCTGCTATATACATTCAAAAAATTTATAAAGGTTATAAAACTCAAAAATATTATAATAATATTTTCAAAAAACTCCCTAAAGATATACAAATTATTATAATTAATTACATTAACAAAGAACATTACAAAAAAAAATATATTAATACTATTTCTAGAATTGTCTGCAATAAATCATTTGATTTACATAATTATATTAAATCTGATAAAAAACTATCAATTGATTATATATTAAATTGTTATTATTTGTATACCAAATATCATAAAATAATTCCTATTAATTATTTAAAACATTTATATGTTTTGTCTCATTCAATTACATCATTTTGTGATATTTTACTTAGTATGACAAATAATAATATCGATAATTATCTCATTTATGATAAAATAAATTTATCTAATTTATCAACTGATAAATTATTAAACTTAATATATACAGTTAATAAATATGCTAATCTATATTCATTAAGATATGAAATATATAATCATATATATCTAACTTAAAAATGTTAGATATAAAAAAAATTGATTATGGTTATATTATATATTATATATGTAGCCCATTAAATGATAGACGAATAACATTTATAGAAAATCTTTAAATCTTTCTAAAGCAAAGATTACATATATTTCAGTGTTTATTTGAATACCATGGTCAGTTTTTATAACTGAACACTAGGTTACAGATCTCCTGGCTTGATCACCCGGGAAGTCTAGCCCGCTCAAGATCTGTTATGAATTGTATCTCTATGCCACTAGCTAGAGCCAATTCAGCCATAAGCTTTGAAGTGGTATTCAAATAAATACTGAAATATATGTAATCCATACTACCGACGCCAACCTTGTAGATGTGTCATGAAGCCACTCTATAAGTCATCGTATACCCGAGCTGAAAAGCTTTTTTTTATATGTTTTTATATAATATAATTAAATGATTATAATTTATAGATTGAGAAAAGTGTAACTTTCGTAAATATGTTAAAATGTCTAATAATTTTAATGATAATTTATTTTTATTTAAAAACTCTTTAATTAAAAATAACTCTTTTTGTTTTTCTAATGGATTTTTTGTATATTCAATCCAAACTAAATCTGACAATAACATATACATATAAATATAAAACAATGATTCTATATCATCTCGTCTAGACGGTTCAATTAATTTTACAACATTTAGACTTATATAATTTGGACTTCCTATTAAATTTTTTATTTTTCTCTCTTCTATATGTCTAGTATTATTAATAATTTTTTTTGCTAATCCAAAATCAATAATAAATGGTTGTAAATTCACATTTAAACATATATTATCAGGCTTCAAATCTCTGTGTATTATACCCATATAATGAATGTCTTTTATTATATCAATTACTTTTATCATTATTTTATGCACTTTTATTTCATAATCATGTACTTTTATAAATTTTAATTTATACTCCTTTAAATTCATATTAAATAACTCTAATACTAAATAATATTTATCATTATATAAAAAACTATCTATCATTTTTGAAATATTTTTTATTTTTCTCAATTCTTTATAAATATTTGCTTCATATTTTATAACATTCAAATCAATACTACATTTCATTGCATATTTTTTATTTTTATAACTACATTCAATTATATCACCAAAATTTCCACGTGTTAAATACTTTTCTATTTTATATTTATTATTTATCATATTGTAAATAATATATATATATTTAATATCATTTATTAATACTATACAATTAGCTTATTATTTTTGTAAATGTTTTCTTTGTATTATTTTTTTGTAAAAAATTTATAAAATAATCCGGTAAACTCGCTACAGAATTCATAAACGTTGTATATTTATAATTAGCAACTATTGTATTTTCTTCTAAAAATTTAATATTATAAAACCAATATGCAGGTATTTGTAATAATGTATCCGGTTTTAATATTACTCGTAAAAATTTAATTTTATCAAAATCGTCTTTATATTTACTTTCTGGATCAAAAATATCAATAGAAGATTTAAATATAAAATTTAAATAATCTTTATCTACATGTAAATATTTATAATCCTTTGGTGGACACAATGTTATTTCTACTGATCCATCTAATACTACAAAATAATTACGACAATTTAAATCATATTTTAATGGTGTATATGAATTAATTGAACCAAATATAATATCATATTTTATAGATGAAACTCCTAAAGGTCTTAAAAACATATCACTTTTAGAAAATTCTTTATTTAATGATGTTTCTTCTAAAAAATCATAATTATTTTCTGAAAAATAATTACCAGAAATATCTTTTTTTAATAAATCTAATACTGTTATAAATTTCATGGGTAAATAAATATTATCATCGTTTTTTTTATTTACAATTTTTACATCAAAACTTCCATAATTATTTTTAATATATGATAAATTTATATTTACTATATTAATATTATTTATTAATAACGGTTGTTTTAATTCACATAATTCTTCAAATTTATCTTTAGATATATTATCTATTTCATAAATTTCTAAATAATTGCTTGTTTTTATTTGATTATATAAATGAATATACAAGAATAATGTTATAACTAATATAAATAAATTTATTAATAATTTCATTAATAAATTTATATAAATTAAAATCTATATTTTTACTTATTCTAATACAAAAGTTGTTTGTTTTTCCTTTTCCTTTTTCTTTTTTTTTTCTTTTTTTGGTTTTCTTTCTTTTACATTTACTACATTTTCTTCATTTAATGTTTCTTTTTTTATTTCTTCTTTTATTTCTTCTTTTATTTCTTCTTTTAATTCTATTTTTTCATCATTTACTAAATCATCACTCTCATCAGTTGTAGAAATAAATGAATTATTATTTACTGGTATATCTGGATTTAATGGTACATCCGGATTTAATAATATATCCTCGTTTATTAACATATCCTCGTTTATTAACATATCACCATCTAATAATTTATTAGAATCTTTTAATTTATTTTCATCATCATTATTTTTATCATCATTATTTTTATCATCATTATTTTCCAAATTTATTTCTATTGATTTAATATCTTTTTCATTTAATGATATATTATCTAATATGTTTATATCCAGTTTACTTGTATTGTCACTCTTTTCATTTATAATTATTGAATCAGAACTTTTTATATCTAAATTACTATCTAAATTACCATCTAAATTATTTAAATCAATGCTTGAATTTATCATTGATTTTAATATCATTTCTGCTGCATTATTATCATTAAATATATTATCATTGTCTTCTTCTTCTTCTGTATATTTTATTATATTTTGTATTTCATTTTCTACTAATTTTATTTTTTCTTCTATTTCTATTATTTTATTTTTTGTTGTATTTATTATACTGTTTGACTCTAAGCCTAATGTTTGTGTTTTAATTATTACATCTTTCATAGTTTCACTTGTATTCAAACATGATATACACACATTTTTCAATTCATCATAATTAACTTGCATTTCTTTTATGTTATTTTCTAAACTAATTTGTTTTTTATTTAATGTTGAAACTAAATTATTATCTCCTACATTTGTTATTTCTTTTATTATATTATTTGTATTATTATCTACATTATTATCTACATTATTATCTACATTATTATCTATTAGAAAATTTACATTTTTTGATAATGATTCTATATTCATACTTGTTATATGGTCTATTATATTATTTAATCGTTCTACTAGTATGTTATTATTACTAATCATTTTATTCTCTAAATCACTAGTTTTATCATTTAAACTACCTATTTCAGTAACCAACGCAGTATTATCTAATGGATTTTTTTCAACTAAATCATCCATTGTACTTATTTTTTTTTCAATTTGGTCCAGTTTTAACTTTATAGACGGAAATTCAATATCATCTTTAGTTAAAAAACATTCTTTATTATTTACAATTTCTTGTTTAATATCTGTTACTATTTTTCTTAATTCATCATTACTGTCTACATTTTTTTTTATATCTACTTTTAATGATTTTATTTCATCTCTCATTTCATTCAATTCTATTGTTTTTTTATTAAAATTATTTCTATCCAATTCTAAATCATTATTATTTTTACTTATATTATTATCTACCTTATTACTTAAATCATTATGCATTTTTTTTAATTCATCTAATTTATTAATATTCATATCTAAATTTTTATTTTTTGTACTATTAAATAACGTATCTAACATTGTTATTCTCTTTGATAATTTACTTATTTCAGTATCTATTTTATTATCACTTAAATTAGTAGAATTTTTATTTGAATCAAAACTATTAATATCGTCTTCTAATTTTTGTAACCTATTGTCTAATTTTTCTAATAATGTATTATTGTACGAACTATCATTTTCAAATTTACTTTTAAAAGATAATAATTCATCAAAATTTACATTTTCTATCTTGGCTTGTAAACTATTTATATTATCAAATAAATCATTATTATCCTTATTATTATCATTATAATTATCATTACTATTATCAATTTCTATATTATTAAAAAGCACCTCTTCTGCTATTTGTCTTGATATTGATAATATTTTTTCATCTAATGACTCTTCTATTTCTTTAATTTTAAAATCATGAAGTTTTAATATTTGAAGTGGTGTTCCAGTATTATTTGGTAGTGTATTATTTGTATCTGTATTATTTGTTACTTCTTCTCTTATTGGTCTTTGTTGTAAATTACTTGATCTTTGTAATACTGTTTGACTATTATCTGGTGCTGCACGTCTTCTTCTAGCTGAAGCATTTGCTGAAGCCCCACTCATATATAATATAATAATCTCTATTATCTTTTTAAACTATTATTTACGAATTAATAAATTAATATTATCATGAAATATATAATTTTCTATTTTAAAATCTTCTAATTTATAATTTTCTATTTTATCATATTTATTTAAAATAGTTAATTTAGGAAATACATGCGGTTTTCTATTTTTTTGTATAACTAATCCATCTATATGATCGTCATATATATGAGTGTTTCCTATAAAATAAATAAACTCTGATGCTTCTAATCCAGTATGATGTGCTATTAAATGTGTTAAAAATGAATAAGATGCTATATTAAATGGCACCCCCAAACCTACATCGCCACTTCTTTGATATAAAGAACAACTTAATTTATTTTCACCTGATACATTAAATTGGCATAAAACATGACACGGCGGTAATGCCATTTCATTTAATTGGCACGGATTCCATGCTGTCATTATTAATCTTCTAGAATTTCTTGTATCTTTATTTTTTAATTGTTCAATTATATAATTTAGTTGATCTATTCCTTTATTTTCATAATTTGAATCACAATTTTTATATTCTGCATTAAAATGTCTCCATTGAAATCCATATATTGGACCCAGATCATTTTCACTATTATCTGTTAAACCCCTCGAATCCAAAAATTCACGACTTGAATTTGCATCCCATATATGAACATTTACATCATTTAATTTTTTATTTGATGTGTCACCATTTATAAACCACAATAATTCTTTTAAACATGTTTTCCACGCTAATTTTTTTGTTGTTAAGAATGGTATTGTATTATCTGATAAATTAAAATGCATCGCCGAACCATATATAGCCAAAGTTTTACCATTTCTACCTATAAATTCATTATTCTCTTCTAATATATCATCTATTAAATTTAAATATTGATTTTCATCATGACCATTTATATTATTACGGTTTTTATTAGTTGATAATGTTTTTTTTAACATTTAGTAATAATTTAATTATGTTTTTTTATTTTTAAATATTTTTATTTCTATATATAAATCTAAACATGCCTCTATCAGAAGAAAGTATTGATATTACATCTAATAAAAAATTAAGTGTAACTGACTTTTTTAATCATGTTTTCAACTTTGATATTGATAATAAAGCTAATATGTTAAACCTTGTACAATATATTATTATTGCTATAATACCCGTTGTATTGACTTTAAAAGCTATTAAAGTATATGTTCCTGAAGAAGATGATACTAAAACTAGTATTGAAATTGCATTAGAAGTTTCAATTCAACTATTTTCAATATTCTTTGCTATATGGTTCATTGATAAAATTATTAGATATATACCTACTTATAGCAGAGTAGATTATCATAAATTCAATGAAATTAATTTTGTTTTACCATTACTAATTATATTAGTTACTATGCAAACTAAACTTGGTGCCAAAATAAACATTTTAGCTGATAGAGTTATGAACCTGTGGAACGGTAACCAACCTGGTTATGTTAATAAAAATAACCAAAATAATTCTAACGTTAGAATCAGTCAACCTATTATTACACCTGGCCATCAACAAAGTCGTGCTGATACTTTAGATAATACTAATATTGCACCTCCTCCACAACAAATGCCCGGACAAAATAACATTTCTATGATAGATTCTCTACCAAATATGATAAATCCTGATAATAATGGATTAAGTTCAGTCCAAATTCAAGCAATACAAAATTCATTGATTGACACAATGGAACCTATGGCTGCCAATGGTAGTATTGGCGGAGTATTTGGTTCTAACTTCTAAATTAATATTTTACTGCGGAAATTTTATAATCTTCACTTTTATTTTTTTTCATATAATTTATAATAATTTATATGAAAAAAAAAATCTACAAAAAGAAGAAGACATATAAAAAAGAGAAGATAAATCTATTCTTTAATTTTATTTATATATAATTTTAAATAAAATTAAAATATTAAAATAATAAAAAATTAATTACAACATAATGTCGGCATTTTAAATTTCCAAAGGTGTAATATACACTATACTAATTGTTTGATGTAAATTATCCCTTTCTATTATTTCGCTTATTACCTCCTTTATTGACTACATTATAGTATTCGTCATAAGTACCATTTTCTTGAAATAAATTATTAGTAAGAGTCACCGTCATTGAATCTATCGCGCCACCTACACCTTTATCGAGTTCAGGTAGTCCCCAAGTCCAAATACATTTCAATGGTATCATTATAATAAAAATAAGAAAAACAATAATAGCTTTAATAATTTCTGTTGCATTTTTAAATTTATTATTTCTCAGTAGTGTATCAATAGGTGTATTTTTATCTCTCTCAGTTGCTCCTTCCGTTTGACAAGATCCACTACTATTAAAATCAGTTTCTATTCCAAAAGGTATTTTAAGTAAAGTTAATGTAGATGATGCTACCGCTTCTTCTATTAATTTACTTATGTAATACATTATTATTGCTACCAATGATATTGAAATTAACATTTTTGACAAAGCAAACATTCTTTTACGACTTTCTGTATTTACCTTCTTTTGATATAACATGATTATTAGTATAGGTAATAACACACATATACCAATAGTTATTAAACTAACCATTATTAATAGTGATATAATATTAGATAACATAGGCTTATTCTTGTTTTCCTGAAGAGCTAATAAATATATATTACCTTTAAATATACCCATTAAGAATATTAAAAATAATAAATAATATACTTTAGATATAAAGTATAAAATACTTTTTAGCCATACATATTCTGTTGACATATCACGCGGCGAATTTTTTATTTTACGTAAAGTAAATAATAAGAAACTACATAGTAATACTATATACGCAATTTCTAGAGAACTACTAAAGACTTGTCCAAAAATAAACAACTTATCCATATCATAAGACATTAAGTGTTTAAAAATATAAATAAGACTAATATAAACAATAGTGAATAACAAAAATATTACATTGATTACCGTTAAACCCGAGGTATTCCAAAAATAATACTCAATTACTCCTATTTTGCTACACAGCCAATCGAACATTCTATTTCCTTGTCCAATGGTTTTATTTATACTATACACTCTAACGGTTTCTTCAGTATTTTTATGAATAGCAACATCCCCCATAATCTATTATATATAAATATATTTATTCTATTAAATTTTCATCTAAATCATTGACATGGTTTTTTATATAATTTGAATTACAAATTTTTTTTATTATTTTTTCATCATCTAATACTGCCCCACAAGTTTTTAATATTTTTGCAAAATATGCTTGTTTATTATCATCTTCCATGTAATCTGGATTACTATCTAACCATTGTTTTATTAATCTAAAATGATTCTTATTTAATGCTTTTAATGCTTCTTTTATCTTTGTTTTATCTTTATCTTTCTCCCATTTATCATCCTCTTTAATATATAATGTTTCTCTCTTTGTATCCGTACAATGTATAGGTCTTTCATATAAACTTAATTTATTCATATTTTCAATAATAACATTTGTTAAACCTGCTTCTAATCCTTGACTTCTTGAAAAATCTAAATTTTCTAAAGTTAATTGAATTTGATTAATAAATTCTTTAATATCAATTGCGTCTTTACATTTTTCATTTAAAAAGATATTTATATTGAATTTTTGATTATTATTAATTGTATTATTATTTGTAGTATTATTATTAACTTTTGGTATAATATCTATTAGTTTATTTGTAGTTTCATTTTGAGCATAAAGCATTTGTTTTATATCTTTGTTTTCTTGAATCAAATTCATTATCGTTTCTTCACTAACAGAACTAATACCATTTTTATTATCATTTTCTATAAAAGTACAAGTTTTCTTATGTTTAACTAAACTTGATTGATGTTTATACTTTTTTCCACACGGACATTCATGCGATGTAAAATTTGATGTATTTGATGTAATTTCGTTAGTCGGATTTAGTCTTTTATGTTTAGCTGTCAAAATATGTCGGTTAAAATCGCCTTTCTTATCACATTTGAAGTCACAATTTACACATATAAAATCTGATGTAAAAATTGATGTATTTGATGTAAAATTTTTAGCCATTTTTAGTCTTTTATTAGTATTTTATTATAATTCTCTAAATTGTTTTAATAAAAAATATTTTATGGTGCAAATTTTTATTTTATAATATATGTATATATATTATCATAAAGCTCTCATAAATTATATATTATATTTTTTGTTTTTTACAAAATTTATCGTCACAATTTTTAAGCATAATTATGTGAGTTTTTTTGCATGATAATGGTAATAAAAGTGAAAAATAGGTATTTTTGGAACGAAAAAGTATAAAAGGTAAAATATTTAAAAAATGGACAAAAATAAATGTCCAATTCGAAAATTTTTACCAAACTTTTTTTTCCCAAAAATTTCACTTTTTATTTTTAAAATATTTTATTACCATTTATGGTAACATATTGAAAATAGCTATTTTTTGGGTTCTTTAAGTTCAAAATTAATATATATAATTTTTTTACTTAAAGAAATTTTCTATATTTTTCTTTAAGTTCTTTTTAAATTATATTATTATATTTGATAAATAATATAATTTATTTTTTACGCGTGGATTTTCTTTTCTTATGTTTACGTTTTTTTGTAAGTTTTTTACGTTTGGTTTTTGGTTTTCTTCTTTTTTTTCTTTTTGTTTTGCCCCCCCAATTAAATTTACGTTTATGCTTATCACTTTCATATTCTGGATTTGGTAGGGGTGGTATTTCTGTTTTTACTAATTCAGATAATTCCCTGGCTGTCATATTTTCACGAGTAGGAGAAGATCTACGATCACCTGGACTACGTTGTCCTCGTCGAATTTCATCATATTGTTCATGAGCATATTGTTCTTCTTGAGTCATTCCAATTTCAGATAAATATCTTGGGGAAGGGAGGGGAGAAGCATTAACTTGAGGATATTTTTTCGTTATAAAATCTACTATAGCAGTTTGTTTGTGTCTACCAAAATCCGGAGGTATTACACCACGTGTTTCTAAATTTAAAATTATTGGTTCATTTTGTAGTGGAGCAGACGAAGATTGTGGTTGTAGTGGAGCAGACGAAGATTGTGATTGTAGTTGTAGCACTAATTGTGCCTGTTTTTCTTTAAGATCTTGTAGTTGTGAATAAGTTAATGGTTCTTTTTTTTTAGATTCATGTTCTCTATCTGATACAGGTCTTTTTCTACTAGACCTCATTTATATTATTAAAATATTATTTATTTTTGTATATAGTTTGATATAACAATCTAGCGCACCATACTATACCATCATTTAAAACAACAGTGGTATTAAATAACGTAATACCCAATAACGCTAAAGGCGATATATTATTAGCTTCAAAACTTCCAGCTTGTGCTAATATACCAGCAATAGCAGCTATAAAAAGACCCATACAACATATCAAAGATTTATTAAGAGTCTTTTTTTCAATTAAATTATTTTGTAATAAACTTAATGGCCAAATAATAGAACCTATTAAAAATAATAAAACAACTAGTATACACATAATTTCATTAATCTTATATTTTTCAACAGATATTATATGTTATATATTAAATAAATAAATAAAATATTTAATTAATATAAAATTAATATGAATAAAATTTATAAAAATTTTATTTTTATATTATTAAAAATATCATTATTATTAAGTATATTGGCAATTATAGGCGTATCAATAATAGCACCTGAATATTTAGAAAATTTAAGAACTATTTTAAAATTAATAATAGGATTTATATTAGTAGGTTTATATAATCCAATTACATATAAAAAACAGGAATTTACAGAATTTGATAGAAATATTGTATTTTCAGCGGGCGTATTTTTATTATTATCAACTACAATAATTTCTGGTATAGAGGAATATTTAAAAATGAGAAGTAAAACAGTAGTAGCATATTATAAAAATGCTTATTTTTTAAAAGAATGATTATGATTATACTTTTTTTTTCTTCTAGTGTATTTATTTTTGTTTTTAATAAATTTATCAATATTTTCATAAATTTTTTTATAAACTAATAAATTAATATTTTTTTCAATATTATTTGAAATCGAATATTCATTATCATATTGTGATATATTGTTATTTATAAATTTAAAAAAATCATTATATTTTTTTTTATTACTTATAAATAAATTTTTATTTTTGTTGAAAAATTTTTCACAAAATATTTCGAATGATATATAATTTCTATATGGATTTATATAAATATATTTAACATTTTTATTATACATGTGATTATGTTTAACATCATCTATAAAACATATTTTAGTATTATCTGGTAATTTAGTACAACTTAAAAAATCACTATAAGATTTCTCATGTGATGTTCTACATAATTCTATATGTTTACCTTTAATTTTATAAGCTCTTATTATTTGATCAAATAAATTATATTTTAATTTTTTATGTATATAATCTTTTATATAATTAACCCAATAATCAGGACCATTATTATTTGTATATATCATAACATAATCACAATAACCAAGTTGTTTTTTTTTCTTAACCATCTTTAAAATTTTAAATATTTTACTTCTAAAAATTTCTGGGAATAAATCAAATATAGAATATAAATACTCGACATTTAATTCGGTATCATTGAAAAATGTTTTTAATAAATTCCATAATTCTGAAGATTGTGAAAAATAACCTAATGTTTCATCTAAATCAAAAACTATAGCAGAATTTATTTTTTTACTCATATATAATAAATTTATAAAATATTTATTTATTATATAAATGAAATTATTAAAAGAAGACTACATAAATATATTAAATTATTATAACATTAATTATGATTTAAATATATCAAAAACAGAATTAAAAAAAATTACTGAAAAAATTATAGCAGAAAAGTTATGTAGTTGTGTTAATAAAGTATACAATTTAACAAATATAAAAAATAAATCAATAGGAATATGTATATGGAGTGTTTTAAATAAAAAACAATTAAAAATAAATGGATTCACATGTAAAAATAAAAAAGAATTGAAAAATAAAAAAAATAATAAAAGAGATAGAGAGAGATTATATAAAACAACCAAAAACAAATTATCATTTTATAAAAAATAAATTATTTACTAAGATAATTTATAGCTTTTAATAATATTTTTTCTTGATCAGATATTCTTTGAAATATTAAATTTTCGTTTAAATAAATAGTAATAAATTTATTATTATATGTTTTTAAATATAATCCAATACCTTTAGATAATGTTTTAATATCACATAAAATAGCACCATTACAAATGTAAATATTTTCTAATTTATTTAAATTAATCCATCTAATATTAAATCCATAATTAAAATCTTTAATATCATCTATATATCTATAATCTTTTAATTTACTGTTGAAAGTTTTCAAATCATCTCTATTTAAACATAATTGTTGCAATATATCATTTTTTTCTTTTTTTATATCTTGTATATTTTTATTAATTAGATTCAAATTATTTTCATTTTCCAATGCCTGTTTTAATAATTCAATATCCATTTCTAAATAATATATATATATTATTTTTAAATAATATGTTAAATAATATAACACGATAAATATATAGTTATTTAAATAATGTTAAAAAATAATTTAATTAAACCAGATTATAGTAATTTAAAAACTTTTGTAATTAATTTAGATGATTATAAAGAAAATTATGAAACACAACTACGTTATTTAGAAAGTATAGGGTTAAAAGTTGAACGTTTTGCTGGAATAAATGCTTTAAAAGATGAACATTTAAAACCAGAATATAAAGAATATATATCAAAATTTGCTTTTAATTGTACACCAAAATCTGTAATAGGGTGTGCATTAAGTCATATATTATGCTGCAAACATATATATGAAAATTATATAAATCCTAATAATATTAATGATAATAATGATAATAATGATAATAATGATAATAATGATAATAATATCGCGTGCGGGGCGATCTCCCCGCAGTTTTTCTTAATAATGGAAGATGATGCTTTTCCAAAATATAATAAATCAGAATTTTATGAAAAACTTAATAAAACAATAAATGATATACAAATTCTAGATTCTAATTGGGAAATAATACAATTACATAGCGATGCTTTTTATCCAACAACAAATACATATTATACTCATTTTTTCAGTGGAAGTACAGCAGCTTATTTAATTTCAGAATCAGGATTGAAAAAAAATTTGAAATCAAAATTATTAAGTCATATGGATTTTGTAGAACATAATTTCATAAGATTCAGAAAATATAGAACTAAAGAAAATTTATTTTATACAAATGAAAAAAATAGCTTGAATAGAAATATAAATAAAACAAAAAATTTTTTTTATTACAGTTTATATTTTAAATCAAACTTTTTAGAATTTATTGATAATTATACAAATCTATTAACTTTACGAGGAGAAAAATCATATTCAAATTTTCTAGAATTTAAACTGTTAAAATTACCTTATTTTAAAAAAGAATATACTGCTAATGAAATAATAGATTATTTAATTGGTTTTATTTTAATAAGAAAAATAATTTATTAAATTATATTAAATTATATTAAATTATGAGTTGTTATTATTATAAAATAATAAATGAAACTAAAGAGCCATTATTAAAAAATGTTGATGTAGTTCTTATATTAACAATGGCAGATTCAAATAGATTTAAACAAGACCCTTTTTTATTAAGTCTTACAAAAAAAACAATTATTCAATATAATAAAGGATATAAAAATTGTAAAAAACCAGATAATATTAAATCTCCGAAAGAAGATTTAGTTCATGCATATTATACTGCATTTGAATATTTAAAAGAATATAATAACGTAATTATATTAGAAGATGATGCAATAGTTATAAATAAAGATTTAATAGTTTATGAAAAGATTGATAATTTTATAAAAAATGAAAATTTTAATACTTTTACTTTTGGTTCAAGTGGATTATTTTCAAAATATAATAATGATTTTTATAAAATTATTTCATTGTACTCACAAACACAAGCAAATATTTATTCAAAAGAATCCAGAAAAATATTAATAAATAATTTTATAGAAACAAATTTTAATTTGGGACAGATAGATGACGCTTATGTCAATAAATTAAATAATAAATATACTTATAAATACCCCTTAATTGTTCAATTATTTCCAGAAACTGAAAATATGAAAAATTGGCATAAAATATATATTTTATTTATTATTAATAAATTAATTATAAAAATATTAAATTTAGATAAATCTCCTGATGCTTGGTATAAAATGTATTTTTTTTATAAAAATTACATTTTAATATTAATAAGTTTATTGATATTATTTTTTATTATTTTATATTTTATTATTTTATATTTTATTAATAAAAATAAAAATAAGTATAATACTTAAATAAAAATAAATAAATTTTATAATGAAGTTTAAAGAAGAAAAAGAAGAAAAAGAAGAAAAAGAAGAAAAAGAAGAAAAAGAAGAAAAAGAAGAAAAAGAAGAAAAAGAAGAAAAAGAAGAAAAAGAAGAAAAAGAAGAAAAAGAAGAAAAAGCAGAAAAAGAAGAAAAAGAAGAAAAAGAAGAAAAAGAAGAAAAATATTTTTTTTCTTTATTACATTTTTTATTAATGTTTTTATTATTTTTATTTTTAATACTTTCACCATTAAAATATTATAAATATTTTGTATGGATATTATTAGCTATTTCTTTACATTGGATAATATTTAATGGTTGTATATTAGATTATTTGCATCATAATAATTGTAATAATAATAATATTCCAACAAATAATATAACTCCATTATTTGAATTATTTAATAAAGACTTAGCAAATTATATAGATAATAATTATTTAAAAAATACAATGAGACCAACATATATAATATTTTTTATATACATACTAATATTAACCTTTATAATATATAGACAAATTTATAATATAGAATTTTTTAAAACTAATAAATATTAAATTATAAATAATAATAAATAATATTAAATATTATTTATTAATGGAAGAAGAAAGAATTATAAGTGAAAATACACTTGTTTGCAATAAAGGAAATTTACTTTTAGAATCTTATATTAGAGATAATAAAAAAGCTTATAATTTAAAATATGAATTTAATAAATTAGACTCATCGAAAGTAAATATTAATGCACTATTCGGTTTTGAAATATATGAATTATTAGAAAAAGTTAATACTGATTTAATAGAAAAAATTATTATATTAAATAAATTAAATGAAGATGAAATTGATGTTTGTATAATTTTAAAACATATTGCAAAAGAGATAGGTATTAAACAAAAATATTTATTATTTAGATCAACAAAAGAAATTGATAATGACACTAAAAATATTATTTATAATAATAAAGATTTAAGTTTAATTAATAATGAACTAAAAAATGAATATTTAAATCAAATTCAATTTGATAGTAATAAAATAGAACCATTAATATTTAATTATGGTAAAACAATAATAAATTTAAATACTTTAAATTTAAATAAATCAATTAATATTGATTTTAAATTCGATTTTCAAATATTAATAAGCGATGATTTACCATTATATATGGAAAATTTAATAGGAATTATTTTTAAAAAAATATTTTATAACTTAAAACAATTTATAGATAAATTAAATAATTCTAATATATGAGATTTAATAATTTAATATTATTAAAAAATGACTTATTAGATAAAATAGTTACATTAAAAAATATATCAAATTTATTATTTATTTTTATTAGTGAAATTTTTAAATTTTATATTGATAATATTTTTTATAAAAAAATACTAGATTTACCATTAAATAGAATTGATTTAGTAAAAGCGATTACATATAAACTTGAAAAGACAAATATTATATATCTAAAACTGTTTCAATCATTATGTTTAGAAAAAAATTTATTATATGAGAATGAGAAAGAATATTTATTAAAATATACCGATAATGTACCATATATAAATGAAGAAATTAATTACGAACTATTAAATACATTAGAATCAAAGTATAATATATTACTAGAAACAAATGATCCAATAAATTCAGGTATTATTGGTATAGTATTTAAAGGTTTTGATAAAAATAACAATTCAAATGTTATAATAAAAATGTTAAAAATGGACATCAAACAAAGATTAATTTCAGTTTGTAATGAATTAAAATTATTAGCATATATACTTTCTTATATTCCATATTTAAAAAACTTTAATTTATATGATTTATTACTAGATAATGAAGAGATATTATTAAATCAAATAAATTTTGTAGAGGAAGCAAGTAATATAGAAATTTTTAAGTCAAAAAATAGTAATATAGAAGAATTTAAAATTCCAAGTGTTTATAAAGAAATAACAAATGATTTAAAAAATATTATAGTTATGGAAGATATAAAAGGGTTAACCTTTAAAGATATAGAAAATTTTAGTGAGGATGATAAAAATGAATTTGGTAAATTAATTTTAAAATTTGGATATATAAGTGTATTATATAATAGTGCAGTACATTGTGACTTACATGCCGGTAATATTTTCTTTTATAAAAATGATTTAAATCCCGATTTACCATTATATCAAATTGGATTAATTGATTTTGGTATTGTTTCATATCCATCAAAAGAAAGTCAAAATAATTTTTATAATTTTTTTTATAATACAGAAATAATAAAAAATTTTGATAATATATTTGATAAACTAAAATATTTTATAAAACCAAAGGGAGCGTGCCGCCGAATAAATAATCTTAATGAACTAGAAGAAAAATTAATATATGGATTAAAAAAATATGCCGCAAAAAGTGAAATAGTTAATTTTTTTAATTATTTAAATAAAACATTAAATGCCTATAATATGTCTTTAACTAAAGAATTTAACCAGATTGTTTTATCATTACAAATAGTGGGTGGTTTATCTAATAAATTAACAAAAGATATACATATTGAACAAATTAAAGTATTTGAGGATTTGACTCGAGTTAATAAATTATTAGAATTTTATTAATTTCTAAAAAAAATAAAATTAAAAATATATTTTTTATTTTAGAAATATATTTTTAATTACTGTTATTTTCATTTAAATATTTAAATGCTAACATTATTCCAATTATTCTATTTTTTTGTAAATATTTTTCTTCAAGCTTACTTTTATATATATGAAAACATTTATTATAAATTTTAAAATCAGAACAATTACATAACCAATTATTAGGATAATATAATTTAACATTATAATAAGTATAATCATATATTTTAACTCTACCCATACCAAATTTTAATCCATTTTTATTATAATATCCATTGCTAGTTTGTACATAGTTATCAAGAGACATAGGATTTAATTCATTATAAATAGCATATGCTTTACTTAAAAAATTTTTACCAAATAAATTTTTATATACATTCGGTACACTTTTATTTAATTTATTATATCTAATAATTGTTTTAGCAATATAGCATTTTTTTATATGATCACATATTGTATTGTCCAATTTAATACATTTATATTCATTTATCCATATATTATTTGAATTTATATTTTCTAATTTATTACAATCACATTTATAGAGCCACGAATAAGAATTATATGGATCAATCATTGAATATACATTATAACTATTAGATATTGATTTATAATTTTTAATTATCTCTAATTCATCTATTGATAACATATATATATATATATATATTTAATATAAATTGTTATTGTTATTGTTATTATTACTATTGCTATTATTTTTACTATAAAGTTTTAGTGTTCTAGCACTAGCATCATTAGCAGAAACAAATTTTGGCATCCAATAATAATCTATTAAATTATCAGTTCCATTATAATATTTATTATAAAGTAATCTATAATATGCATGTTCATATGTAATTGGTTTATTTTTAATGTTAGTAAATTTAGAATAAAAATTTATTAATGAAATAATTTCGTAATTTAATTTTGGATCATATTTACATATCGAAGTAATTTTTTCATTGATAATTTCATACCAAGATTTTTTATAACTACTTACACCGTCACTAAAAGCTTCTTTAGTTCTCCATAAAATTTCACGTGGTAATATATCAGGTAAAATGTAATCAAATGATTTTCTTATTATAAATTTTTCACAGTTATACTTATTAGTATCAAATCGTAATTTTTTATCAATTGTTAGATAATATTCTACAAAACTTTTATCTAAAAAAGGTGTTCTTGGTTCTAATCCATGTGATGAAATACAACGATCGCTTCTTAATACATCAAATTTATATATTTCAGAAAGTAATCTTTTACATTCTTTATCAAATTCATAAAAATTAGGAGATTCTTTAAAATATAAATATCCACCCATTAATTCATCAGCACCATCACCATTAAATATTACTTTACAATTTGTATTGTTTTTTATATATTTACCTAATAAATAATTACCAACGCTTGCTCTAATAGTAGTAGTATCAAAAGATTCTATATGTTTAATCACTTCGGGTATAGAATTAAAAAAATCATCATCTGTTAATATAATTTCATGATGTTTAGAATCTAAATGTTTTGCTACTATAGCCGCGTTTTTAATATCTTCTGAACCTTCTAAACCTATACTAAAAGTTTCTAACTTTTCGCTAGAAAAAGCAGTATAATGTTTATTAACTAGTGCAGCAACTAAACTACTATCTAATCCTCCAGATAATAAACAACCAATTTGTCTTTCGCATGTTCCATAAACTCTTTTTTTTATAGCGTCGCTTAATTTATCGACTACATTTTTATATAATATTTCAATATTATCATCGTAATTTATATTAGAAACTGGAAATGTAATATATTGTTTACTGTAATAATCCAATTTTTTATTTAGACTTATAGAATTAAATGTCATATAAGTACCTGGTTGAAAATGGTTTATTTTACTTTTATATACAGTTAAATCATATAATACTTTAATTTCGCTTGCAAAACATACTACATTTTTATCAATAAAATAAAATAATGGTCTAACACCATATGGATCTCTTGAAATGTGTAGTAAATCTTTCTTTTTATCATATAAAATAAATGAAAATACACCATCTAATAAAGATAAAGTATATTCTAAACCATATTTTAAATACATATGAATAATTATTTCGCAATCAGATTTAGTATGTAAATTAATATTATTAGTAATAGCTAACTTTTTAAAATTATAAATTTCTCCATTACAAATAAGTATAATGTCATTTATTTCAAATGGTTGGTTAGAATTATTATTTAGTCCATTTATAGCAAGACGATGAAATCCAAACTTAAGATTGTGATATTCTTTTAATATAGAATATTCTGGTCCTCTTGAACTACCTTTGTCAAATGATTTTTGTATTAAATCCTTATTAATTAAATAATGCGATTCAGTATTACCAGCATTTAGAATTGCAAAAATTCCACACATATTTAGTTATATTATAAATAATTTTATCTTTAATTAATTTCAATATAAATATTTAAAATATTTAAATATAGTAAATGGAAACTAATAATGATAAATTAGATACTATGAATAAAAAGTTATATAATAGAAATATTTCTTCTAATTTATTAGAGCCTAATTTTGATCCAAGACCAATAAGTACTAAATATGCTATTATGCCTATATTAGATCCTACAAAAGAAATTATGCAACCTAAAGATAATTATTTAATTTATAATAATAATGAAACTTTTTTCCCCGGTACATCAAAACCACATTTTAATGGATATACATCTAAAATAACTGATGAAAATATGTTAAGAAATCAATATTTTGCATTACAAAAAGCTGATCAAGCAAATTATATACCATCTTCTAAAAGTGACTTATATGAATATAATGTAAATAATGTAAGTAATTCAAATTTAGATAAAGGAATAATGTTTAGAGAAATGGAATTTAATAATTTTAATCCAAATCCACATATTTCAATCGGTAATAATATATTTAATAATTCTACACGTGTTCAATTAAAAAATTTATAATAAAAATTTATATTATTAATGATTAATAATATAAATTCATACGATTTATTATTATTAACAAATAAAGAATATTGTAAACATATACACGAAAATAATGACTCATTTATTAACATAACTAATGACGCTATTTATTATAAAAAACAAATTAAAAATAAAATTAATAAATTATTAGATTCTTATGTTGATTCAAGTGTAAATATAAATAAACTAAATAATAATACTACAAAATATAAAAATCATTTTCATTATTTTTTAATTAGTTTAATTGATTATTTAAAATATGAAGAAATGAAGAAACTTATTTTTAATGATTTAAGTGGTGTAACAAATCATAATATCAATATTAATACATACGACTTATCTAATAATAATATTATTAATTTAGATAAAACATTAATTAATTATAAAAATAAAAAAGATAAAATAAATAATTTAAATAATTTTGTAAATAAAAAAAACAAAAATAATAAAAATATTATTTTACCTAGAAAAAGATTATAATATTTATATAGATATATATGAAATATAATACAAGAAAGTTATTTAGAAAAAAAAAATTTAAAACATTAAAATGTTCACCAAATCAAGATAATAATGTTGTTAGCAATTTAAAAGGATTTTCATGTTATGGTAAAAAAGATATATTAAATATGAAAAATATATGGAATACTAATAATAGTAATAATAAAATTATTAGTAATGACCCAAAAAAAATATGGATTTTTTTTAAAAAAAATTTATCAAATAAATGTTATAACGAATTATGTTGGTTAAATGATAAATCATTTAATTCCGATATTAATAAAAATGTTGTTATTAATTCTTTATTTAGACCATTTTCACCTGAAGCATGGAAATCTAAACCATATCAATGGTTATCTAGTAATGATATAATAAAAGTTATGAAACAATATGAAAAAAGATATAAAGATTTTGTTTTTATAGGTCCCAGTCCAATTGATTTTGATCAAAAAAAATTATTTGGTACATGCGTGTGGGAAAAATTATGTAAATTTGATATAAATAAATATATTAAAACTCATTCAAAAATTGGAATAATTTTCAATACTGACCCACATTATAAAAGTGGTTCACATTGGGTCGCATTATTTATAAATATTAAAGAAAAATATATATTTTATTTTGATAGTAACGGCGATAAAATACCTAATGAAATTAAAATTTTAGTAGATAGAATAATAGTGCAAGGTAATAAAATAAATATTCAATTTAATTTTACCAGTAATTATGGTTTAGAACATCAATTAAAAGATGGTCAATGTGGTATGTATACATTATATTTCATAATTCAACTATTAACAAATAAAAAAACACCAAATTATTTTAAAAATAAAAGAATACCCGACCAAATAATGAAAAATTATAGAATAAAATATTATAATACTCCATAAGTTTTTAATTTATATTATATAATAATTAATTAAAAATATACATTAATTTATTATTATATATGCAAAATATTTCAAGTATAAAAAATAAAGAAATGTTATGGAATATTTTATATGAAAAACAAATTTTTAATGGCATTTTAAATAGTGATTTAGAAGAAGTTAAAACCTT